ATGACACCGGAACAATACAAAAAGCTGACAGACTGGCTGGAGGGGCATCCCGCCCTGCGGCAGAGCATCATCCTGCTCAACCGCTGGCTCCCTCTCGTGCCGTTCGTCTGCTATCCGGTGCTGCTGGTTCTGCTCAATCTCCGCTGGTTTGCGATGCTCAGTGCCGGGCGGGGCGGCGGCGCTCTTGATTTTATGCAGGTCATTGCGCGGGCTATTCTTGTGCCGGGGCTGGCGTTCTGCCTTGGCACCCTTCTGCGGGCCAGACTCAACTTCCCCCGCCCTTACGAGCAGCCGGGCTTTGTGCCTCTGGTGTCTAAAGAGACGCACGGCAGCTCCTGTCCGTCCCGCCACGCACTCAGCGCCACCGTCCTCGGGATGGTGTGGCTGTATTTTTACCCTCCGGTGGGCGTGGTGATGCTGGCAGTGGCTGCTCTCATCTGTGTGCTGCGGGTGCTGGCGGGGGCGCATTTCATCCGGGATGTGCTGGCGGGCGCAGCGTTCGGCTTTGCGTTCGGCTTTGTCGGGATGTGGCTGCTGTGAGCGCTCTGCCAAAAAAATAAAAAAAGTTTCAATTTTCCCTTGACAGAAAGGGGCTGCTATGGTATTATACTTCTCGCAGCGTGCTTCGACTCACAGCTGCAAACCATATCAGAACCCAATGGGATAACAACGTGCGCCCGTAGCTCAGGTGGATAGAGCAACTGCCTTCTAAGCAGTGGGCCGGGGGTTCGAGTCCCTTCGGGCGCATTGATGTGGTGCCCATAGCGTAGTCGGTTAACGCGCCAGATTGTGGATCTGGAGACCGTGGGTTCGAGTCCCACTGGGCACCCCACTAAAAAGACCCGCGAGCATATGCTTGCGGGTCTTTTTCTGTCGTGGGGTGTCCAGTGGGAGGAGAACAGCATAAATAATTTCAAATAAACCAAGACCGCAGCCCGGGATATTTCGTCCCGCACTGCGGCCTTTTTGTTTTACATCATCGACTCATCTGGCTGAAGATATTCTTGATTTCTTCGTTGGAGTAGCCTTCCTTCAGCAGTTCGTTGCGAATCTCCAAATCGCTCCGGCCCTGACTGCGCAGACGCGCCGCGCTGTAGGGCACGATAATCGAGTTGCCGAAGTTACTGCTGGGCAGACCTGATTTTCCAATCAGCTGGCCGCTCTTGGTTCCGGCATTCGCCTCGGCCTGCTGTGCGCTCTGCGCCGCCTTGGACTGCTTGAGCGCCCACTCACCCTTGGCAATGTTCAGCTTTTCGCTGGTCACATTGTTGTCGAACTCCTGCTGGCGCAAGGCATCCTGATACTGGCGCTCTGCCAGCTCGTTCTTGTACTGCTGCTGGGTCAGATTGTCCTGCCGCTGGGTCTCCTGCATCTGCTGGCTCCATGCGGCGTCGGCACGCTCGGCCTCATAGGCGCGGTCTTTTGCGTACATATTGTAGCTGGTGTTTGCCAGACTGCCCATCAGCGAGCCGAGGCCGGTGGTGCCGCTGATTGCCAGCTGCACGGCGTCGCCGATGAGGCCCAACACACTCAGCACATTGTTGAACCGCTGCTGGCGCTGTGCAATGGCCTGCTGTTCCTGCGCGGAGTAGTAACCATACAGGGTGTCCAGACGGCTCAGATAATCCTGATACTGGCCGTAGTCCTGCTGGTATGCGGCGTTGTAGGCACTGCCCTTCCTATCGAGCTGATTGTAATAGTCCGCCAGCTCTGCGTTATACTGCGACTGTGCATTCTGCTCCTGTGCGTTGAGCTGGTCGATACGAGTCACAACGTCGTCGCCCTCGCTGTTGTAAGTGTCCAGCGCCAGCCGGTAGAGCGAAGGCAGTGCATCACTCAGCGCACCGATTTGCTGTTGATAGGCCTGCTGCGCCACACTGGCCGCATAACTCGAGCCGTAGCCGCCCGTTAGCGCAGCGGCCTGTGCGGCGGCATCTGCGCTGGCGTTGCGGGCGTTCTGGGTGTACTGCTGGGCATACTGGCGGTAAAGCGGGTCCTGCGTGTAACTGTACTGGAAGCTGTTCCGGTTCAGCAGCTGGCCGATGAGGTCTTCGATACTGCTCTGATAGGCACTCTGGTACTTATCCGGGCGTTTCTGCTGCCATTTTTTCAAATCGGCTTCTGCGTCAATCACGCTCTGGCCGGGGGTGTACTGTGCATTTGCCAGCGCACTTTCCACTTCTTTGCGGCTGTTCAGCCCGGCGGTGCTGTAACCGGAAGACTGCACCGCAGGCTGTGCGGCCAAATCTTCCAGCATCTGCTGTTCTTTTTTCTTTTCGTTGCTCATAAGCTTTCCTTTCTCACTGGATGTTGTTCAGCCGGGTGCGCAGCGACTCCGACATATTTTCGGTGTCCAGATTGCACAGCACATATTGCAGCTGCTCCTGCATCTGGTACAAGTAGTTGCGAATTGCCCGCGCGTCCTCGGCGTCCATATTCTCGCTCAGACGAGGCAGGCCGATTTTTGAAAGTCCCGTGATGCTTGCCATGTTCACTTCACCTCCTGTGCCAGAATGCCGCCCTTGGCAGCGTCTGTTGTCCGCGTCAGGCTGCGCAGGGTGATTTGTCCCTTTCCCCTCAACCGAAGCCGCAGGCTCCCGCAGCGCCTTGGCACAAACGGAACATCGAAGCAGCGCTTTCCGTCGGCAATCAGCTGCGCCAGCGTCTCCCACGCTCCATTGTCATAGCTCACATCGATTTCGATGCGGCTCTTTGCCTCGGCCTCGAGCCGCAGTGTCAGCCGGGAAAGATACAGTTCTTCCGGGCTGTCCTGCCCGATGTCCCCGCTCACCAGCTCAAAGCTCACACCGTCCTCGATGCCGCCGTCTCCCTGCCAGTTCTCCTCGCGGGAGGCGTCCGCCGCCCAGATGGCTTTGCCGTCCCAGAGATAAAGCTGTCCGCCGTTGCCGGTCATATCGTAGGAGCAGACGTCCTCCTCCTGCCACAGTCCGCGCTCGGTGTCGTAGGCCAGCAGACGCACCGTCTGCGCCTCGCCGCTTCCCCGGACGAGGTGCAGATAATACCTGCCGTCCAGCGCACCGCCCAAGGCAGATTTTGCATTCGTCAGCCGTGCCGGAGACAGCGCCGACGAAACTTTGGTCGGGATACTGCCGTCCCACGCCATCACACCGTCGGGCGAGAGATAATACAGCGTCTCGTTGATGACGCAGAGGCTCCGGGCCGCACCCTTTGCCACACCACGGCAGCGCAGGCTGCTCAACTGGAAATCCGAGGGCTTGGAGCCGTAGAGTTTGTGGAGAGTGTTCTCTTTGAAGAACAGTGCATAGCCCATGCAGGTGGCCGCACCGGTGAACGCACCGTCGCTGCCCACGGTGACGGCGTAGCTGTCGGCGGCAATGCCACGGTAAGAGAACCAGTTGGTCGGGTCGCCCAGCTTGCAGGCGTAAATCACATTTTCCTTGTTGGAGCAGCCCCACACCCGGTTGTCGCACTCGGTCAGGTAATCCATGTCCGGGATGCGGCGTTCCAGCTTCACCGTCTCGGCCGAGACAAATTCCCGGCTGACGCTTCCATCCAGACTCACCCACCGCACGGCGGCACCGGTACGGGTCAGACGCCCATAGAACCACTCACCTCCCGCATCGGCCAGGACGCGCAGGGCGTCTTCGCTGGCGTCGTAAACGATGCAATCGCCGTCCAATCCATCCCACTGCCCGGCCTGCGCCGCACCCGAGCCGCTGAGGGTCACGGTGTCCTCTGTCATAAAGTCGCGGCCCACGCCCTTTGCGGAAATACGGCAGTAGTCCAGCGCCACTGCCGACCAGTTGCCCGAAGATTCACTGTACACTTCCAAGGTGCTGTCGCTGCTCCACGGCTTTTCCGGGTTTTCCACCCGCAGAAAAAGCTGGCCGTCCGTCGGCTTGTCCGGCTCGGACGGGCCGCAGCCGCTCACCTCGTAGATTTTGCCTTCTGCGTCGCAGGGCGCAAACTCCACGACGGCATTTTCTCCCGACCATACCGCGCCCAGTGCGCTCACTTCCCGGCTGGCAGTGTCAAAGGCGAGCTTATCGGGGAAAATCAGAATCCTCGTGCCGATGCCTACCAGCGTTTTTCGGCTGTCTTCCACGGCGTCTGTCAGCGTCACCTCCATTTCGTCGGTGTCGTCCGGGGTGTAGACGAGGTTTCTGCCGCAGACCATCAGCAGGCCGTTGAGGTGGTACATTCCGTTCAGGTTTTCCACCTCCCGCAGCTTCCGCCGGGGCAGTCGGGTGCTCAGTGCCGGGAAATTCCGGGCCGAAAAATTGATGCCTGCGCTGTACTCGGCCTCGGTGCAGCCGTAAGTCTCATTCAGCCCGCCGAATACCCGCAGCAAATTGCGGCTGTTTTTCAGGCCGTTCCGGTTTGCAAGTATCATGTCTTTCCCCTCCTTACCAGCGCCACACACCGCCGCGTGCGGGCAGATTCTGCCGCCGCAGCCACGCGGCCAGCTCGGCCAGAATGCTGTTATACTGAGCCTGCTCGCCCGCATAGCGGTCAGTCTCGCCGAGGGCGGCGTCTATCATGGCGCACAAATAGTGCGGGTACAGCGTATCGAATGGCGGCGGCACCAGCAAGGCGTCATCGTCCTTCAGTCCGTCATTCCACGCGACGTCCGCGCCGATGCCCTCATAGCTCTCGGCTCTGCTGGGGCGGAAAAATTTCTCGCGCAGCATCCCGTCCACCTCGCACAGCCAGCGCTGGCGGGTGCGTTCTGCAATGCGGCAGCCCGGGCGCAGCTCTTCGGCGCGCTCCATCGCTTCTCCTACGGTCATAAAAAGCCTCCTTTCGCTTTTTTCCAAAAAGACCCGGCAGGCCGGCTTCTTCTGCCGTTCCCGCCGGGCCGCGTTATTTACTGAACCGCAGTTTCTGCCGCAGCAATGCGGGCGGCGGTGTACTCGTCCTGCTGCTGGCTGTGCTCCAGCACCTCTGCCACCTCGGGCGGCACTTCCACCTCCACGCCCCGGCGAATCTTATAGTTCACGCCGTTGACGCTCACGAACAAATCGCCCTTGTAGCGGCTGTTGTCTTTGAACAGCCGGATGCGGACGTTCTTCTTTTCTGCCATAGTTTCTCCTTTCTGCTCAGTTTGCCGCTGCAGTGGTGGAATAGCTGGATACGCTCTCAATGCGCACCATGTACTGTTCCACCAGACGCTCGGCGGCACGCATACCCTTCCAGCCCACAGAAGCGCGCTGGTTCAGCGGGTCGTCACCGTAGCCCAGCTGCTTGACGATGTGCTCGAGGCCGCCGCCTTCCAGCTCGGTGACGCCGTAGGCGTGTGCGCCCAGCACGAGGGTGCCGAACACAGCCAGACCCTCCGGGCAGGTAGCGTCCTTCCAGATTTTCGCCTCGCTGGTCTCGATGAAGCGGATGTTGCCCAGCTTGCCGATTTCGCCGCGGTACATGGTCTCGGGGTCGGCGTACTTGTGGGCCTCGATGAACTCCTTGCAGGTCTTGAGGTCGTAGACGGCATAGGGGTGGATAATCGCAATGTAGCTGTCGCCGATGGTATCAGCGTTCATTGCGCCCAGCTGTGCCGCCGCCTGAAAGAACAGCTTCGGGGTCAAGGTGCAGCTCTTGTCCAGCGCCTTGCGGCTGGTGACAGCGGTTTCGGTGCCGTCGGCGGAGAGCTTGGGCGCATAAATCACATTGGTGCCGCCCGCCAGCACATCGCGGGTGATGCTGTCCATTGTGCGGCCCGCCTGACTTGCCAGAACGCGGGTGGCCTGCACCACGTTGTTGTCGATGGCGGTCATCTGCAAAACATCGGTCAGCGGAGTCCAGCCGCCGTACTGGTGCAAATCGCTGGTGATGGTGGTCACGTTGAGGGTCTGGCCGTTGGGGGTCACGCCCTCAGTCAGCGGGGTGTCCGCCTTAGGCAGGCTGTCGTACTTGCGGAACTCGATGGTCTTGCCGCCGTTCTGGGGCACCGGGTAGTAATCCGCAAACTGGTCGTGCACCAGACGCGGCTCGGCCTGGTCGATGAGGCGCTTCTCGTAGAAGGTCTTCATCTCGTTGGTCATGGTGCCGGTGGTGTTCTGCAAGTTGGCAGAAGCGTCGGCAAAGAGCTGCAGGTTCATCTTCACATTGTAGTTTTTCATCTGTCGTATCCTTTCTCTTATTCATTGATTCTTGGCTCCCCTCGGCAGGGGAGCTGCGAGCCGCGCGGCCTGCGGCCGACGGCGCAGCTGAGAGGTTTTAAAAACTGATTTTCATACCATGCATAGCGCGGCGTTCCAGTGCCTCGCGCTGGGCGCGGGTCATGCTGGCAACATCGGCGCGGGTGATGGCCGCACCGCTGGGGCTGGTGCCGTTTTCTGCCGGGCGGGCCGAGCGCTGCCGAATCCGCTCTACGACACCCTGCTCCACGGTCTGCGCGGTCTGACGCAGGGCATCGTTGTAATGTACCAGACGGTAGGCGTCGCCCATCCGCATTCCGGGCAGCTCCATCAGACGGCGCATCTCGGGGTTTGCAAGCTCCTGCTTGAGCGAGAAGCCCGGCACGTCCCGGCGAAGCATCGCCTCTTCCGCTGCCCAGCGGGCGTGCAGAGCACGGACAGGGTTTTCGCCCGCTCTTACCGGCGGAAGCGGCGCAGGGCGTGTACTTGAATCTTCCGGCAGACGCCCCGGCGCTTCGGTTTTTTCGTCCGGTGCAGACTCAGCCGGTGCGGCAGGGGCAGGCTGGCTTTCCTCGGCCTTCATGGTGCCGGAAGCAATCGCCTGCTGTGCCTGTGCGTGGCTGAGGGCAGGCGCAGAGTTGGAAGCGGCGTCGCCGCCTCCCTCTGCAAACATCTGCAATGCAATTCCACTCCCCGGGTTGCGGTGCCCAGCGTCCATTTCGCGCCTTGGGCGGCGCTCATGTCCTGCTGACCGCGGCCCCAGCATCGGCTCCCTGCATCCGCCGCTGGCGGCGGTCGCCTCTGCTGCAAACATCTGCAAATCAACCATCGACTGCTCGCCTCTTCCGCTCAAATCAGCAAAGCGGACATTATCCGGGTAGCGCTCTGCCAGCAGGGCAAAGCCCGCCTTGGCAAACTCGAACGCACCCTCCACCCACGGTTTCTGGGGTGCTGCTGCTGTCACAGCCACACGCGGGCCGTTCGGCTCGTCCCACACGCCGCTCTTGGTGTTCTCTTCCCCGGCCAGCAGGGCGCAGAGGGTCTGCATCAGGGTGCTTGCGCCCGCACATACAATGTCCTGCCCGGCCGGTGCATAGTCCGCGTGACCCGAAGCTTCCAGCCGACAGGTCGGGCCTGCCGGGCCGTCCAGCTCGGTATAGTTTACTTTTATCATTTCATCTCTCCTTCCTTGATTCTTGGCTCTCCTATTAGGAGAGCTGCGCAAGGCGCTGGCGAAGCCAGACCGAAGCGCTGAGAGGTTTACACCTTCATCGACTTCGCCATCGCGGCAGTGCTCAGGTTCTGTGCCGGGCCGCTCAGGCGGGGCGCTTCGGCCTGTACGGCGGGCTTTTTCTGCGCCTCCAACAGGCTCGTCAGCTGGGTCATCTGGGCCTGCATCTGTGCCAGCTGCTGGGCGAGGGTGCCGTTCTGCCGCACCCGCTGGCGCACCTTTTCGATGCCTTCAAAGTCCATCATTTCCAGCGCAGCCAAGGCCGCATCGGCGTTGGCCGGGGCAAAGAAGCCCAGCTGATAGCATTCCTTGGCCGTCTCGTTCTGGGAAAGGCGGGAGAAGGTCGATTTCTTCTCCGCGCTCACCACAATGTCGAACACCGGCTCCCGGCTGCCCAGCTCCACGCCGCCCACAATCTGGGCAGGCTGTGCGCGCAGCACCTCGCCCGAAAAGCGGACAAACTCGCTTTCGCCGCTCTTGCCGGTGATGCGGAAGATGCGCTCCTCGTCGTAGAACTGCCTCATCAGCTCAATGATGAGGTAGCACTCTTTGGCAAACGCCCTGTAAGCGCTCTTGAGCATATCCCGGCTGAGCTTGCTGCCCGCTTCCTGCAAAGCCGCAATGGCCGAAGCCGCCGTCACGCCGCCAGCGGTGCCGCCCTGCGTCATGTCGCGGTTGCCGCTGATTTCCTTCAGCTCCTCAATGCGGCTGTTGCGGTAGCTCAGGCTGTTGCCCTGCAATCCCGCCGTCTGCAAGGGCCGGAAACTGTCGTCGTTCAGGCGCCCCACCACATGGATGATGTCCCGCGACAAATCGGTGAGTTCATCCTCGTTGACACCGGCGGTGTCGCTCAGCACATACCGCTGACGGGACGAGAGCAGAACATTTTCATCCATTGCGTGGTTCATCTTGTCAATGGCGGTCTGGCATTCCTTCATCACGTCAATGTACCCGAAGCCTGCCGGGCTGTCCTCCTCCATGAACAGCGCATCGAACACGAACGGATACTTGCCGTGGTCGTAGAAGCCCCTCTCGGCCAATGCCGGGTCGTTCTCACTGGCGTAAAGCACCACGCCGTTGCAGAATTTGCAGTAGTGCAGAACGCTCCGGCCCTCGGGCGATTGCTTTTTGTAATACCAGTCCACCACGACGCTCTTATTGCTGGTGTCAAGCCCGCCGTCGTGGATGTAATGCGGCACGTCCAGCACGCTGGCGGTGTGTCCTTTCAGCTGCGGCCAGCGGCTTTCCAGCTGGTTTGTGTCGGCCAGACTCAGCGAGAAAAAGTGCGGCGACGCCTGAATATCGTCCACGCCCGGCTCCCAGTAGAGCATCAGAAGGTTCATGGGCCGGATGGCGACTTCGCCCACGCCGCCCCTCTGCTCTGCGTCCCAGAACACGCCTTTGACGCCGGTGCCCTGCTTGAGCTTGCGCCACCAAGTGTCGCTGTACACCTGCTCGTAATCGGCCTGCTCCAGCACCACGGGCAGCACGCTCGAAAGTGCCTGCGCGGCGGCTTCGTCGTCCTCGGCACGGGGCAGGACGTTGGGACAGGGATAGTTGTCCATTGCGTCGGCGTGCTTGTTGGCGATGGAGTTGAACAGCCACCCGCTGGACGGCTGCGGTTTGCCCTCCATCATGGGGTTCTGGTAGTTCTTCCAGTGTCCCATGCGGAACCACAGTTCGTTGTCCACCAAGCGCTTGTCCAGCGCGGCCTTGCCCGCCTTATACCGCTGCAAAATTTGTGCTGCCTCGGCCACCTCTTCCGGCCCGATGGGCAGCTTCTCTCTCATTTCGTCCAAAATACTCTCCTTTCTCAAATCCGATAAAACTTTGCCTTTTTATGCAGCTCCAGCGGGTCGTCCAGCACCGGCGGCGCGGCGGTATGGTGCGGCGGCGAGATGGGGTTTTCCATCAGCACATAGCGGCACTCGTCGTAGATGTGGTCTTCCTGCCGGGTGTCGATGTCCTCCACATTGCTCTCGTCGTACACAAGGTTTGGAATCGTGCGGATAAAGTGCCTGCAGGTATTGAACACCTGAAACATTGGCCTGCCCTCTTCGTCAAAGTTCAGCCGGTAGTGCATCTGCATCTTGCCCGCCAGACGGGTATGGTCGCCGGGCATCCAGTGCAGGAAGTTCGGCCCCCGCTCCATCATGGCGGCGATGCTCTCGCCCCGGCTCTCATCGAAGATGGCCGGGTCGGCAATGCCCTGAATGACTCTGCCGCGAAGCATCGCATCGTTCTGCTCGGCCTCCCGGATGCGGCGTGCCTGTTCCACCGGGTCGATGCGCAGGCCCTCGTTGGGGCGTCCGGTGCAGCCGTACAGCTCCTTGATGCGGTAGAGCCGCCCTTCCTCGTCCGCCGCGTACCATCCCACCGAAAACGGCTTTGAAAAGCCGAAGTCGTAGCCCCGGTAGATTTTCCAGTGTTTCGGAATTGCAAACGGTGCAATGACGTGGGTCCAGCGCTGGTCTTGGTAATGATTCGGGTCGTTTCTCCACTCTGTAAACACCTGTCCCGAAAAGCTGTCCCAGCTGCCATAGAGCAGCGCCTGCTTTTCGGCCTCCGGCATGGCCGCAAGGCTGGCCAGATAGTCCGGGTCATTTTCCAGCAGGGCGGGGTTGTCAAAGATGCTGGATGGGATGAACACCCGCGCACGCTTGAGCACTTTTTCGGTGCCGTCCGGCATTCGGACAGGGTACTCTTCCACGATGGGGGTGCCGGGCGGTGCGGGCGTGATGAACCTTGCCTTGACCCAGCCGTGGCCGACTCCGCCGGGGTTGGTGGTGGCGCGCAGATACACCCGGGTGCCCGGGCCGGTGGGGCGGTTGCGGCTCATCATGTAGCTGTATTCCTCCCACTCGAAGTGGGTCAGCTCGTCGAAGCCGATAAAGTCGAACGCCTTGCCCTGATAATTCGTCCTGTCCTTGGTGTACTGCATCGAACCGAAATAGATTTTCGCCCCGCTGGGGAACAGCCAGACATGACTCGTGGCGTTATACTGTGCGTCCGGGAAGGCCCGGCGATAGTAACTCTGGCTCTTGTCCACCAAATCGGACAGCTGCGGGTACGTCTTGCGGAGGATGAGCGCCCGGTAGTGCGGGATATGCACCTGCCGCAGTGCCTCGATGATGAGTGCGTCGCTCTTGCCGCCGCCTGCCGCACCGCCGTAGAGTGCTTCCGGCTCGGGTCGGCGCATAAATTCCAGCTGCCTCGGCTGCGGCCTCCACACGATGCCTGTTTTTCTGGTCTCTGTTGTCATACGTCATCCACCGGCGGCAGCAGCACCACACCGCATTCCCGCCCTTCTGCATCCACGCCTTGGTCGTTCAGGGTCTTCGAGACACCGGCCAAATCCTTGAGCACGGCGGTGGCCTCTTTGAGTCCCTTCATGATGCTGGCGTCGGCCTCGCCTCCTTTCCGGGCGGCACGCTGACGGGCGTTCAAGTCCTTCACTTCCTGTGCCAGCATAGTGCTCAGGGTGTCGGTGGCACGCCGAAGGCTTTCCACTCCCTTTGCCGCTGCGGTCTGCTTTTCCTGCGCCAT